GATCCTCACCACTGCAGAGCTAGCTGATCCTCACCACTGCAGAGCTAGCTGATCCTCACCACTGCAGAGCTAGCTGATCCTCACCACTGCAGAGCTAGCTGATCCTCACCACTGCAGAGCTAGCTGATCCTCACCACTGCAGAGCTAGCTGACACCTAGGCCCGCAACCTAGCCCAGGCCTAGGCCATCACGCCCGCCACACTTCTAGCTAATTAGAATTACCCACAACTTCTTAAGTGTTAACAACACTCCCAACTTACACTTGCCGCGTATATGTTGATGCTAACTAGCGGGTCCCTTTCGGCCCCGGACTCGCGAGGTGTTTCGAGTCGCTCTATACGGCTAGGCACAGCGCTTGAAAGTAGTTTTGATAATCATTCTCATACCTACCCCAACCCATCCCAGCCCACAAAAAAGCCGGACAGCTTATCACACCTAATTACCCGCACCCTAGAACCTGCCGGAGATAAGAGCTAAAGTTCACCTATGCCACTAATCACAAGAGCAGAAGCGGCACGTGCAATGGGAGTAACTCCCGAAGCCGTATATGCCGCTATCAAGGCCGGCCGGCTGAGCACAACAGAAAGTAAAGACGGCCGCGTAATGGTCAACAGCGAAACCATGCGTGACGAATGGGCTAAGAACACGCAACGCCGCATCGGTGTAGGCCCTAAGCCGCCAAGCACGTCACCCAAGCCACTTCGCCCCCGCGAAGAACGCCTAAGCGGTGGTGCGTCAACGCCACGCATTAGTGAAACCGACGAAGCAATACCCGATTACGACGAAAGTCGCGCCCGTACAGAGCACCTAAAGGCCGAACTCTTAGAGCTAGACCGCAAACAGAAGCAGGGCCTCCTCGTCCCCGCCGCGGATATCGAGGCCAAATGGGTTGAGATCGTGACCCTGGCCCGCACCAAGATCCTCGGCATCCCCACAAAGGCCAAACAACGTATCCCCGACCTAGACACCGACGCAATAGGTCTGCTTGAAGACATCGTCCGCGAAACCCTCGAAGACCTAAGTAACGAAGCTCCCACACAGGAAGACTAATCTTTTCCCTTATCAAACTTATGAACAACCTCTTACGCCTAGAACACGCCGCCCTCAGTGCTTTCCGCCCTCCACGCAAACTCACTCTCAGCGAGTGGGCCGACACCTACGCCTTCCTTAGCGCCGAAAGCAGCGCAGAAGGCGGCCGTTGGCACACTTTGCCCTACCAGAAGGGCATTATGGACGCAATAAGCAGCAATAACGTAGAACAAGTAACGGTAATGAAATCAGCCCGCGTGGGCTACAGCAAAATACTCAACCACGTTATCGCCTACCACGTACACCAGGACCCTGCACCCATAATGCTCGTCCAGCCCACCATCGAGGACGCGCAGGGCTACTCCAAAGAAGAAATCGCGCCCATGCTGCGCGACACCCCCTGTCTCCGTGGCCTCGTCAGCGACAGCAAGGCCAAAGACGGCGCTAACACGATCCTCCAGAAGCAGTTCCCCGGTGGAACGCTCAGCCTCGTCGGCGCTAACTCGCCCCGCGGCTTCCGCCGAGTCAGCCGACGCATTGTCCTCTTCGACGAAATCGACGGTTACCCCGCCTCCGCTGGTGCAGAGGGCGACCAGATCAAGCTCGGCATCCGCCGTACCGAGTACTACTGGAATCGCAAGATCGTCGCCGGCTCCACCCCCACCGTCAAGGACTTCAGCCGCGTCGAGCGGATGTTCCAGCAGACCGATCAGCGCCGCTACTTCGTCCCATGCCCATACTGCAACCACATGCAGTACCTCCGCTGGCCCCAAATGACCTGGAGCGACAACGACCCAGCCACCGCCACATATAAGTGCGAGAGCTGTAGCACTTTAATACCCCATTCCAAAAAGCGCTGGATGGTCGAGCGCGGTGAATGGCGCCCCACCTCCCCTGGCAACGGCAAGCACATCGGCTTCCACATCTGGGCCGCCTACAGCTACTCCCCCAACGCCACTTGGCCTAATCTGGTGGAGGAGTTTTTGGATGCTAAGCACGACGCTGAGCAACTAAAGACCTTCGTCAACACCGTCCTAGGCGAGACGTGGGAGGACGAGTACGCATCCAAGATCGGCGCCGACTCGCTGATGGAACGCGCCGGTAAGGAGACCTACAAGCAACACTGCCCGCCACCAGAAGCGCTTGCCCTCACCGTGGGCTGCGACGTTCAGGACGATCGCCTCAGCCTGAGCGTCTGGGCCTGGGGCCGCGAAGAAGAAGGCTGGCTCATCGACCGCGTCAAGATCTACGGCAGCCCAAGCCGCCCCGAAGTCTGGAAACAGCTCGATGAGGTGCTTGGTAAGCCCTACACCAGCGAAACCGGCGAAGAACTTAGCGTCTTGTGCTGCGCCATCGACTCCGGCGGTCACCACACCCAAGAGGTCTACCAATACGCCCGCGAACGCGCCAACATCGGCGTCATCGCCATCAAAGGCCAAAGCCAAAAGGGCAAGCCACCCCTAGGCAAGGCCACCAAGGTGGACGTGAACTTCAAAGGCAAAGCCCTAAAGAAGGGGGCACAGCTCTTCCCCGTTGGCTCCGATGGCATCAAGTCTCTGCTCTTCGGCCGCCTCAAGCACAACGATCCCGGACCCGGCTACCTGCACTTTTACGCCACCATCGGCACCGACTACTTCGAGGAACTCACAGCCGAGAAACAGATCCTGCGTTTCCGCAACGGCTTCCCCGAGCGCATTTGGGTAAAGAAAAGCCAAGCACCAAACGAAGCTCTTGACGAGATGAATTACGCCTACGCCGCTTTGCATCGCCTCTACCAGAAATACGACAGGCGCACTATCTGGGACCAACTAGAGCGCCGTAATGAACCTAAGCAGGCAGCTCCGCTACGATCACAACAACAAAACGCCCCTAAACGAGGCAATTTCGTCAAGAGCTGGTGAGCCCGTGCAGATTCCCTCCCAGATCCAAGCCGGCGACACCATCACGTGGCGCGACGAGGCCACCGTCGACAACCTCGGCAACCCCATAAGCAGCGCCGACTACACCCTCACCTATTACCTGCGCACTAATACGGCAGCCGAAGGCGCAACAGTTGTAGGCACTGCCTACGGAAGTGGCTGGCAGTTCACCATCTCTGCCGCTACCAGCGCACCTTTCGATGCCGGCACTTGGTACTGGCAAGCCATCGCCACTAAGGCCGGCTCCACCATCACCGTCGGTACGGGCTCCACCGAAGTGCTGCCTGCACTCACTTACGCCGGCATCCCCACCGCTTACGACGGCCGCACCCAAGCCCAGAAAGACCTTGATGCGGTCCAAGCCGCGATCCGCACCATCCTCAACGGTGGAGCGGTCCAGGAATATCGCATCGGCACCCGTAATCTGAAGAAGTACGACCTCGCCGACCTACTTCAGCTCGAGGCAAAGCTAAAAGCTGACGTAAAACGCGAAGAAGCGGCGCAACTCATGGCCAACGGCCTTGGCAACCCGCGCAACATGTTCGTCCGCTTCAACTAAGACGATGGGCATCCGCACTAATCTCCTTCGCGCACTCGGCTTTGCCAAGCCCGTCGCCCCGGCACGCACCGGGCGCCGCCAGTACCAAGGCGCCATCATCTCCCGACTCACCGCCGACTGGCTGGCTAGTCAGACCAGCGCCGACGCGGAGATCCGCACCAGCCTGCGCAAACTGCGCGACCGCTCCCGCGAGCTAGTCCGCAACAACCCCTACGCCAAGCAGGCCAAGCGCACCACCCAGATCAACGTCGTCGGTACCGGCATCAAGCTGCAAAGCCAGGTGCAGCAGCTTCGCGGCAACAAGCGCGACGACCGCATCAACAAGCTCATCGAAGCTAAGTGGGAAGTGTGGAGCCGTGCTGAGCACTGCGACGTAGCTGGCCGCTACAGCTTCCACCAACTCGAATGGCTAGCCACCGGCGCTCTTCCCGAATCCGGCGAAGCCATCTTCCGCATCATCCGCCGCCAGTTCGGCGGCTCCAAGGTCCCCCTCGCGCTACAGATCCTCGAGAGCGACCTCCTCGATGAGGAGTACACCGGCGCCACCCTCGCCCCCGCCAACGAGTGGCGCAACGGCGTCGAGGTGAACGAGTGGGGCCGCCCCGTGCGCTACGCCATGCTCACAAGGCACCCCGGCGACTACTGGTTCCAAAACGTCCCCCAGCGCAACGAAAAGCACGTCTTCCTCCCTGCAGAGGACGTAATTCACCTGTTTTTGCCCGAGCGGCCGTCGCAAAACCGGGGTGTGCCCTGGTTTCACCCCGTGATGTCCGACGCTCACCAGCTGCAGGGCTACGAAGAAGCCGCAGTCATCCGCGCTCGCGCTGGAGCGTCACTGATGGGCTTCGTCACTAATAATGAAGGGGAACTTACGCCCGACGACATAGAGAATAATCAACGAATTAGTGAATTCGAGCCCGGTACGTTTAAGTATCTAGCGCCCGGCGAAAACGTCACCGTTCCCACGATCGATTCCCCCGATCAACAGTTCGAGATGTTCGTGCGCAACAAGGTGCGCCGCTTCGCCTCCGGCTTCGGCTGCAGCTACGAAACCCTGAGCCGCGACTTCTCCGACACTAATTACTCAAGTTCGCGTCTCAGTCTCTTAGAGGACCGCGAGCACTGGCGTGTAGTCCAGAACTACCTAATCGAGAACTTCCACATGCGCGTCTTCCGCGAGTGGCTAAGCCTCGCCGTCCTCAGCGGCGAACTTAGTTTCCCGGATTACGAGCTTCGCCCCGAGCGCTACGACACCCCCCACTGGATGCCACGTGGCTGGACGTGGGTCGACCCGCTCAAGGAAGTCAAGGCCTACCGCGAAGCCGAGCAAGCCGGCTACATGACCAAGTCCCAGATCATCGCCCAAAGCGGCGGCGACTACGACGACAACGTCAGCGAACTAGCCCGCGAACAGCAACTTGCTAAGGATGCGGGCCTAACTCTCGATAAGGACCTGGGTCTAATTCCTGGTGCCTCATCCACGCCCACCTCCCCCTTAGAACCTCCTGCCACGCCAAACCCATGAGCTACCTACCTACCGCGGCGATGCGCGAGGAAGCTCAGCGCTACCGGGCCTGGAAGGCAGAAGGCAACGCAGGCGGCACCGACGTAGCCGCAAATCGCGCCTCACAAATCCTTAGCGGCGACCCCCTTAGCGCTGAGACCGTCCGCACCATGTCCGCGTGGTTCGCCCGCCACGAAGTAGACAAACAGGGCCAAGGCTTCAGTCCAGGCGAAGAAGGCTACCCCTCTCCTGGCCGGGTCGCCTGGGCAGCATGGGGTGGCGATCCCGGCAAATCCTGGAGTGACAACATCATGAGCACCATCGACAAAGACCGCGAACTGACTGCGGAGCTAAAAGCCCCGCAAGTCGCGCTATACGAAGCCCTCGAAGAGATCGCCGAAGACCTCGGCGCCTTCGATCAAGGCCCTGGTGCTCACGGTGCCCACTACATGAGCGAAAGGCCCTTCGCTTCTGATGGCATGGTCTGCGCAAACTGCGCCTTCTATGCCGGTCCCCGCGCCTGCGAAATCGTCAGCGGTGACATCGATCCAGCAGGCGTCTGCAAATTCTGGATCGTCCCCGAGCGCCTAATGTCCGAGGCCGAAGAACCTAATGAGGGTCGTCCCTACCCCCAAGAGCACGCCGCTCGCCTGAAAGATCCCTCGGCTTACGACCGCTTCCGCCGCCGCAACGACGCCGCAGGCAAGGGTGTCGACTTCATCTTCGGCATCAAAACCGGTGAGCAGGGCACCGATCTTCAAGCCATCCGCTTCCGCCTAAGTGAATTCACAGCTTCCGAGGCTCGTCAATGGCTTCGCGAACACGATTACACCCCAATTCAGTTCGAGGAAGCCACAGGTGAGCGCACTAAGGTTGAAGAACTAAGTGCTGCTGATGAATCCGTGGAACGCGCTAAGCCCTCCGACCTAAGTACAGGCGACTTCGTTAGCTGGAATAGCTCCGGTGGTACGGCACGCGGCCGTATCGAACACGTGATGCGCGAAGGCACCCTCGGCGTCCCCGACTCCGAGTTCAGCATCAACGCCACCGCCGAAGACCCTGCCGCTCTAATTCGCATCTACCGCGAAGGTGCTGATGGCTGGGACGCCACCGAAACCCTCGTCGGCCACAAGTTCTCCACGCTGCGCAAGATCGAAGCCCTGCGCACCCTTGAAACCGCCCAGCGCGACCTAAGCGGTACCTACACCCGTACTGAAGCCACAAACTTCCGCGCACTCGAGGAGCGGACCTTCGAGTTCCCCTTCAGTTCTGAGTATCCCGTGGCCCGCTACTTCGGCAACGAAGTACTTAGCCACGAGGGCGACGCAGCCGACCTGGCCCGCCTCAACGACGGGGCTCCCCTGCTCTTCAACCACAACCCAGACAAGGTCGTCGGTGTAGTAGAGCGTGCCTACATCAACGACAAGGACAAGCGGGGCTACGCCAAGGTTCGCTTCTCCCGCAACAAGTTCGCCCAAGAAGTGCTGGACGACGTGAAGGATGGCATCCTTCGCGGCATCAGCTTCGGTTACGCCATTGACAAGATGGAGCCGTCGTCAGAGCGCGACGGCGACTATGTAGCAACTAAGTGGTCACCACACGAGATAAGCGTGGTCAGCATTCCCGCAGACCCCACAATCGGAATCGGCCGCTCACTAATCACCGAGGCTGCTCCCGAACCCCCTACCGCGCAACGTACTAAGGAGTGTCAAGGCGCCACACCTATTATCACTAATGAAGCGCCTGTTCCCCCTACGGAAGTAGAGGAGATGCAGGACCAACGCCAAGCGGCCCAAACCGCATCTACCCCCATTCCCGAAATGGAAAACACCCCTGATCTGGAGGTGATCCGGTCCAAGGCCGCTGAGGCCGAGCGGACCCGCATCGCCGCCATCAACGCACTGGGCTCTAAGTACCAGATGCAAGACCTGGCCCGTGAACTGATCGAAGGTGGTCGCACCCTCGATGAGGCTCGCGCCGCCGTCCTCGACAAACTCGGCTCTACCCCCATGGAACAACCCATCCGCTCCGCTGACATCACCACCAACGACGTGGGTCTGTCGGACAAAGAGACCAAGCGCTTCAGCTTCGTCCGCGCCCTCAACTTCCTGGCCAACCAAGGCGATGCCTCGGCCCGCCGCGCAGCCGAATTCGAGATCGAAGTCGGCGAAGCCGCCGCTAAGAAGTACGAGCGTTCCTCCAACGGCATCGTGGTGCCCAACGAGGTGCTGCGTCGTGACCTCGTTGCCGGTACGCCCTCTGCTGGTGGCAACCTCGTCGCCGACGAGCTGCTGAGCGGCTCCTTCATCGACCTGCTCCGCAATCGCCTCGCCCTGGCTAACGCCGGTGTGACCATGCTGAGCGGCCTGCAGGGCAACATCAGCATCCCCCGCCAAGCCTCCGCTTCCACCGCTTACTGGGTTGGTGAGAACGTGGCTCCCACGGAATCTCAGCAGTCGATCGACCAAGTCAACATGACCCCCAAGACGGTGGGTGCATTCGTTGACTACAGCCGCCGTCTGCTGCTCCAGTCCTCCATCGACGTGGAAGGCATGGTGCGCAACGACCTAGCCCGCGTGATCGCCCTCGAGCTTGACCGCGCTGGCATCTACGGCACCGGTTCCACCAACCAGCCCCTGGGCCTGGTGAACACCACCGGCGTCGGCAGCCAGACCATCAGCACCTTCGGCACCTTCGCCGAGTACATCGGCATGGAAACCGATGTGGCCAGCGCTAACGCCGATGCCGGCTCCATGCGCTACATCATCAACGCTGCTGCCCGTGGCGCCCTCAAGTCCACCGCCAAGTCCGCCACCGCCGTGGCTGCTGGCTTCGTGTACGAGAACGACGAGATCAACGGCTACCCCGCCATCGTCTCCAATCAGCTGCTCAACAACGACGTGCTGTTCGGCGACTTCTCGATGATGATCATGGGGATGTGGAGTGGACTGGATCTCACCGTGGATCCCTATGCCGGCGCCACCGCAGGCACCGTCCGCATCATCGCTCTGCAAGACGTTGACTTCGCCGTCAAGCAGCCCGGCGCCTTCTGCTACGGCACCTGAGCCTAAGCAGTTGCACCATCGCTGAGCACCGATGCGAATCACCCTGCTTAGGCAGGTGATGATCTCAGGAGAGCCGGCCACCGCCGGCTCCACCCTGGACATCTCTGACGCCGACGCCACCCTCCTACTTAGCAGCGGCAAAGCCGAACGCGCCAAGGCTGAAGAGGCCGCACCCGCCGAGGTGCCCGCCCCTTCCGTCGAAGCTGAAGCCAAACCCGCCAAGCCTCCGGCCACCAAGGCCAAGGCTGCCAAACCTGCCCCTCAACCCACCGAGGACTGATCCATGTCCATCCTGTCTACCGGCCTGGAAAAGCTGGAGCACCTGGCTCTGGCCCCCACCGCTGTCCGTACCAGCAACCTCGACGGCACCGCCGTTGACCTCAACGACTACGAAGGCGACGTAGTGCTGATCCTGGATGTTGCCAACGGCGGCACCAGCACCCTCAACGTCAAGATCCAGAGCTCCGACACCTCCGGTGGCAGCTACGAGGACGTGACCACCGCGTTCTCCCGTAACGGCAGCGAAGTCGCTTCTGCCGCTGTGGCCTTCAGCCAGGTGAGCACCACTGCTTCCAAGCAGTACATCGTGTTCCCTAAAGGCGCCGCCAAGCGCTACGTCAAGGCTGTGAGCACCACCTCCTCCTCTTCTCACACCTACAGCATCAATGCTGTCGCCGTGAAGAAATACGCCTAAGCTTTTAGCGGAAAGCATCCCCGAGCCCCAGGCCTAAGCGGTCTGGGGCTTTTCTTTGCGCTCTACCTAGACTTCCATCACACCCATCAAAGCAATGGCGCTAAGCGAAGACCTAAGCCTGTTCCTCAACGACTTTGGTGTCACATGTACCAGCGGACGCACCACCGCCCTAGGCATCCTGGACATGCCCAGCAACATCATCAGCGATGGAACGGTCCTGACCACGGATTACACCCTTACAGCTCGTGCATCTGACTTCGGCACGCTGACTTACGGCGCATCGATCACTGTTGCCGGTGCGGCCTACACCGTGCGCGAAACCATGCTCATCGACGACGGCGCCTTCATCCAAATCGCCCTCCAGAAAACGTGATGGACAAGCACACCCGAGACAACTGGGTCAAGGTACGCGCCGCCTTAGAAGCCGCCGGCAAACTCGACTGCCATCTCTACCGTCGTGCCGTAGCCATCACCAACGGTGCCCCTGACCCAGGGCCATTTGGCTCACTCCCCACTAAGTAGACTGCATTAAACAGCGGAATAGGCCATGACTATTTATGGGCAAAGTGCCGACATCAACAGCAACATCTATACTTTTGCCACGCTTACGGAGGTAGGCACATCAGAAGTCGTAGAAGTTCGTGGCAGTAATTTGTCCTTTATCTGTACCGTAACTGGCGGCAACATCACTTGGGAGATCCAGGGTTCCCACAACGGCACCACCTGGGCATCACTGGACCCCGCTAAGACAAAAGCCGCTGGTACGCACGGCGACTTCTACGTCGGCTACGTCGTTCGTTACGTTCGCGTCGTAACTACTGTTCAAGCAGCAGGTCGCACACTCAGTATAAGTATGGCGTGTAATTGACCTACCGACTTACGCTGTCATAGAACAAGTGGGGCAAACCTATGTCCAGACGTGAGCAGATCCTTGCTGCGATTCGCACAGCCCTCACCGGTACGGTCGGCGTTAGCACGCGCATCTACCGCAGCCGTGTAGAGCCTATGGCCAGGGCGGAGTCGCCCGCCATCATCGTCGAGCCCGTCAGCGACACTGCAGAGCAGAACACCAGCCTGCCCACCCTCGACTGGACCCTGCGCGTCCGCGTTGTCGTCATTGTCCGAGGCAACACCCCCGATCAGCTGGCCGATCCCACCATCGAAAGCCTCCACAGCAAGCTGATGGCCGACCTCACCCTGGGCGGCTTAGCCATCGACGTTCAGCCGGCGCAAGTCACCTTCAACCTCCTCGAGGCCGATCAACCCGCTGGCGTAATCTTCTGCGAGTTCGACGTGCGCTACCGCACCTCAGTAACCAACCTCGCCTAAGCAGTGCCACTAAGCCGTGGTACGCCTAAGCAGCATCACGACTTAGCCTGTTATTGTCCGCCAAGCAACTTATGGCTAAGAGTTCCAGCTCTTCGGAGCAACTTATTGACGTGGTGGATGAGCAATCAACTGCGCCACTTAGCGAAGCCACCGTCGAGGCCTCGCAACCCGCTTCGCCTAGCGTGGTCGATGAGTTCCATGGGCACGGTGGTACTTACCTCCTCGACCCTGAAACAGGCATTCGCACCCGCATTTCCGCGTAAGCGGATGCTTCCCACTTACCCCGAGAGGTAACTCCAATGCCCCTTCTTCTGCGTAAGCGTCTCATCCTCATTGAGACCGAGAGCACCTACGGCACCGACCCAGTTCCTGATGGAGCCGACGCCGTGCTGGTACGGGACCTCAACATCACTCCGCTGCAGAGCGATGTGGTGAGCCGCGACCTTGTCCGTCCCTATCTCGGCGCCTCGGAACAGCTGCTGGCTAACACCCGCGTTGAATGCACCTTCAGCGTTGAGCTTGCTGGTTCCGGCACCGCCGGCACCGCCCCTGCCTACGGCAAAGCACTCAAGGCATGCGGCCTAAGTGAAACGGTGGTATCCACCACCAGCGTGACCTACGCGCCGGTTAGCGCCAGCTTCTCCAGCGTCACCATCTACTACAACATTGATGGCGTGCTGCACAAAGTGACCGGTGCCCGTGGCACCTTCACACTGAACGGCACTGTTGGTCAGATCCCCACGATCGACTTCACCTTCACCGGCATCTACAACACTCCCACGGATACGGCAGCTCCCACTCCCACCTACGCCAATCAAGCCACACCGGTCATCTTCAAGGCTGGCAACACTACAGACTTCCAACTTCTGTCTTACGCCGGCTGCCTGCAATCGGTGTCCTTCGACATCGGCAACACCTTGGTGTACCGCGAGCTGGTGGGCTGTGCCAAGCAGACCCTGCTTACCGACCGCCGTTCCACTGGTTCCGTCACCCTAGAAGCCGTGACCATGGCCACGAAGAACTACTTCACGGCCGCCCTCACCGATGCCAGCCTGGGCAACCTGCTATTCCAGCACGGCCAAACCCCTGGCAACATCGTCGACTTCGCCTCCACGAAGATCGACATCGGTGACGTGAGCTACGGCGACCAAGACGGTATTGCCATGCTGACCATCCCCTACACCGCAGTTCCCTCGACTGCAGGCAACGACGAATTCAGCATCGTCTACACCTAAGTCGCGCACCTACGCCACTTAGGCCCCACGCCACTTAGCCACTAAGCTTCACCGCTTAGTGGCTTTTTCGCTTAGCCGCTAAGCTAGAGGCGTTATCACCCACACAACTTATGGCGTTCGTCCGCAAGAAGGTCAAAACCTTCAAATGGCCTGTAACGGTTGAAGAGCCCGCAGACGGCGGCACCTTCGACAGCTCGACCTTCGACGCCACCTTCAAGCGCGTGGGCCGCAGCGAATTCGCCAAGCTCACTGACAAGGGCGATTTTGACCTGCTCAAAGCGGTCCTAGTGGGCTGGGACGGCATCGACGATGAATCCGGCAAGCCCGTGCCCTACTCCCTCGAGGCCGCCAAGGAGCTAAGCGACGATCCCTACTGGATTCGTGGTGTGCTCCGCGCCTACACCGCTACCTTCGACGGGGCTAAGCAGGGAAACTAAAAGGCGCTGCTGTCCATTGGGCCAGTACCGGTAAGCGGGTAGAGGACAAGACCGACGACGATGCCAAGGCCTTCGGGATTGTCCTGCCGCCCTCCACTGACTCAGAGAGTGACGGCAGCACCTACGAGGTGTGGGAGGAAAACTGGGACACCGTCATGATGTTCCTGCGTATGCAGACTCAGTGGTCGACTACCATGGCCGGCTACATGGGTTTGAAGTACGAGATCCTGCTCGGTCCTGGAGGCTTATTCGCCCTCTACAATGTGACCAATCCACGCGAAATGCTTGAGGATCTCCAGATCATGGAGGCCGCAGCACTGAGCGAGTTAGCCAAGGAGGCCGATGGCTAAGCAAGTAAGCGAGATCCTAATCAAGCTTGGCCTTCAAGGTGTTGAGGGCCTTGACAAGCTAAAGGGGGCTTTTCGCGAACTTGAAAAGTCCATCGGCCCTAATAATGCTGCCATCGAGCGGGCTAGGCAGAGCATCATTGATTACGGCCGCGACAGCCGTAACACCGAACAAGTAATTAAGGGCCAGATCGACGCACTGCGCGGTCTGCAATCTCAGGTGGAGCGCGGCTCCTCAACCTGGGCCCAGCTCGCCACAGACATCGAGCAATTCCGCCAAGCTTCCCGCCGCACAGACAGCGAACTAGAAACACTAAGACAAGGCATCTTAGCTATATCTTCAGGCACTAACCAGTCACAAGCTTCCCTAAGGGCTTACATCGCCGACTTAGGCAAACTACGTTCAGAGGCATCGCTCACCGGCAGAACATTTACTGACTTAGGTCAGGACATTGCACAACTTACTGGCCGCCTTCAGCAGGCCGAAGCGCAGACAGTACAGACTAGTCGCGCCTTTGGGCGTGTCTTAGGGCAGGCCCTTGCTTCCACCTCCGCTGGCGCGAGACGCCAACTCCAAGACTTACAGCTACTTATCGCGGAGCAACGCCAAGCGATTGACACGATCGACACGTTGTCTCAACGTGAACGCCGTCTTACGCACAACGTGGAGGCTCGCGCTGACGCTCAGGACCGTCTAAACCGCTCCCTAGCGCAGCAGCGCCAGCTCACTTACCAAGAATCCATCCGTGCAGGCCGCGAAACTGTCCGTGCGGGTGCAGCCGCTTTCGCTGATCCTAATTTCCTAAGTCCCGAAGGAGTAAATCGTCGCTTCGGTGAGCTACCTAATACCACCGCTGCCTTAAGTCAAGAACTAAGTGAACTAAGTGAACGCTACGCAAACACAACACGCAGTAGTGTTGATTACTTGACTGTCGCCACGCAGATCGCTGGTATGCAGCGCGAGTTGACGCAGGTCACGCAGGGATACGCCCAAGCACTACTTATGGGTATCCGAACGGGTACAGTTGCACCCAGTGCCCGTAATTTACGGGAAGTTGTTACCGCTTTGCGGGCTGAGATGGATCAGCTCGATGTAACAACAACAGAAGGCGCACGTGCCTACGCAGATAATGCGCGTGAAGCTAACGCCCTGGAACGGCGTATTCGTAGTTTGGCTGGCGCGTACCGAAGTGTTGGTGAAGCTGCACGCAGCGCCGCGACCAATCAACAAGGAGTCAATCCCTATCTGCCCTCTGGCGGACGTAATCCGTCATTTGTTCCAGCCTTATCTCCAGCAATGGAGACCACCTATCCACAACCCATTGGCCCCCTACCCTTCCCCGAAGCAGGTCGCCGCGCTCAACGAGACATCGAGAGTGCCCTAGGCGAAGTAAACCGCATCTACGAAAACTCTAAAGTTCAACGTGCCGAGATACAAGCTAAGTATGACCAAATTTTCTTAGATAAAGTTGAGCAAGGCCTAGACATGGAATCTAGGCTTGTCATGGAGGCTAGTGACAAGCAGTTTAAGCGTGAATTAGATAAGTTCGATGAGAAAATGGACATTGCCGACCGTAAGCGCCGCAGTCGGCTTACAGCAGGCCAAGCGGTCCAAGCAGCCGGCGCGGCCATCTCCGGCGGCATCTTCGGTGGCCCGGAAGGCTTCTTAGGCGGTATAGGTGGTGCGGCTATCGGCTCCGCTATTCCTGGCCTCGGCGTGGTCGGCGGCTCCTTTGCTGGTGCAGCCATCGGCGCCCAAGTGGGCATATTCCGCCAGCAAATCGCAGGTACCGCCGATTACGCCGCACAAATCGGCAAACTTCAAATCGCTCTACGCGGCATCGTCGGAAGCCAGCAAGACTACGAAACCGCTCTACGAGTCGCAGCAGGCGCAACACGTGAGCTCAACATCCCCCAGGAAGAAGCCATCGGCGGGCTCACACGCCTTACCGCTGCGGTAAAAGGTGCAGGCGGGACCGTTATGGATTCCAGCTTTGCGTTCCGCGCCATCAACGAAGCCGTAAAAGCTACTGGCGGCAACGCGGAAAAAGCTGATGGCGCCGTTCTTGCCCTCACACAGGTTTTCTCCAAAGGCAAAGTAAGCGCCGAGGAACTCAACCAAATTGCTGAACGCTTGCCTGGCACGTTCACCCTGTTCGCGCAAGCAGCCGGCAAAACAGGCCCCGAACTACAAAAAGCCCTAGAGCAAGGTCAGGTCGGTCTTAACGACCTCATGAAGTTCCTTGCAATCCTGCGTGATCGCTACTCAGGCACTGCAAGAGACATTGCTAAGTCTTCGGAAGACGCTGGCGCTCGTCTGCGCGTTGCCTTCGATGGCATGCGACTAAGTGTTGGTAAAGCCCTGCAACCTTTAGGCGCCGAATTCCAGAATGCATTCGCTAATTTCATCACAAATATCACACCTGCGCTTACTGCAGCAGCAGCTGGTGTCGCTTCCGCTATATCCAATATGTACAGAATTATTGCGTCTGGTTTCGGGCTGCTAGGCCAGCTACGTGACCTTATCGTAAATGTAACCAAAGTGCTTATCGTCTTTGGTGGCGTTTCCGCTGGTGTATTTGTCGCTAATAACATAACTACATTCACCACAGCCATTAAAGGGGTTTTAGTTGCGCTTCGCACAATGCTTTCTATCGAGAAGGCCCTCCTCGTTATTGAGAGCGCCCGACTCGCTACACAGGCCCTTATCGCCGGTGTAGCTACTGGAGCAAATAAGGGTCGAGTTGTAGGTGCCGTATTAGGTGGCGCTGCTGGTATTGGCGCAGTTGTCGGCATCGGCGAGCTAATTAAAAAGATAGTTAAGGATGTCGAAAGCGGTATCTCCGGCGGCTTGGGTAATGTAAAGCTCGACTTTAAAGACCTTTCTACTAATTTCCCTTCTCCGCCAGATAAGTCTGCGGATAAAGCAGCTAAGGCTCAGGAATCGCTTATGCGCAAGCTTCAAAGCGATTTTGACGGCACAATTACGCAGCTAGGCAGGCAGTTCAACGCCGTAGCTAAGGACAAGCTGTATGAGACGCTCCTAGATTACGAAGCTAGGATACAAAAAGCCTATAAGCAAAATAACCTAGTTTTGGCTGAAGACCTAAAACTTAAGCAGAAAGCAGCCGCCCTAGACATTACGGAAGAGGTTCTGCTGTCGGAGAAAGCCTCTCTGCAACAAAAGCTTACCGAAGCTCGTGCCAAAGGCCTAGATACACAGGCTGTACAGAATCGCCTAGATACTGTCAACGCAGAACTCAAACAAATCAACTACGACAGCACAAAAGAAACAACAGCACAACTAGAAAAGCAGGCAACCTTAGCTACACAAATCAAGGATGCACTTACCCAGGCTTTTGCTCCTACAACTGGCGGGCCTAGGGGTTTGCTGACTAGCGGCGTAGTAGGCGGCGTATTCCCTGGTGCGTTCACCGGTGAAGAAGAGTCCTTCAAGAGTCTTACTGATCAGCGAGGAATCGAGCGCATAAAGGAGCTGGGCAAGGAGCTTCAAGCACTCACTAATCCACTTAGCCAAATCCTCACCGCAGCAGAAGCAATCGGCAGCGCGTTCTCCTCGTCGTTCACCAGCGTGATCAGCGGTACAGCTTCCACACAGGAAGCACTTGCCTCCTTCTTTAATAATATCGCTAATTACTTCTTAGATATGGCGGGCAAGATAATTGCTAAGTGGATTGAAATGGCCATTCTTAACACAGTTCTTCAACTACTTCCTAGTGGGCCTAAGTTTGGTTCCAGCGCGGCCGTGCCAGGACTGCCTGGTTTGACGGGTGCGGGCGCACTAAGCGGAGGTACTTCAATCGCAGGCACTACCGACTGGGCATCCCAGGGTGGCGGCTTATTCTCCAAGTTCAAAATGAACGCCCTGGGCAACGCCTACGCAGCCAACGGCATCGTCCCCTTCGCCATGGGCGGCATCGTCAACAAGCCGACGCTGTTCAGATTCGCCAATGGCGGCGTCCCTGGCACAGGCCTTATGGGCGAAGCCGGCCCCGAAGCCATCATTCCCCTTAAGCGCGGTCCCGACGGTAAGCTTGGCGTCAGTGGCGGTGGTGGTGTTTCTGTGGGAGAAATCAATATCACTGTCCAGAACAGCGGCGAGACGCTTAGCCCTGCGGCGCAAAAGCAGATCGCCAATCAGGTACAAGGCATTGTCCTCACAACGCTTGTCAACCAGAAACGTAGTGGAGGAATCCTCTAATGCCTGCCTACATCAACCTCAACAATATGCCGGTTGCCCTCGACACCACCGTCAAGCGCACCAACCGCATTCAGCGTGTTCAGTTTGGCGACGGTTACAGCCAAGTCCTCACTGACGGCCTCAACGCACAGCTAGAGACCTGGACTTGCAGCACTGGTCCGCTCTACGAAGACGAAGCTTATGGCATCGAGTCATACCTGCTTCGCCAGCGCGGCCAAGCCATCGAGTGGACTCCACCTAATTCGTCCAAGTCCTTCACGGCACAGTTCCAAGGTGGCCTACTAAGTCTTGGCTACACAAATCTTTCCTCACTTACACTTGCCACGTATACCCGTCCAACTAATTACACCGCAAATCTGACGACTGGCCTGCTTACTTCGGTGACAATTCCCAACCTCACCGACGTGAGCGTGACGCTGGGACTTGCACCCAGAACCTACCTCTTAGAGGATGGCTGGCAGTTCGAGTTCATCAGCTGTAAGTACTTCCGACTTAGCTTCGGTCTTAGGCAGGTGTATGTATGACCCAGCAACCGCCAAACGCCCAAACCTTCAAGACCCAGCTACCCGAGGTCGTTGACCTCTTCACGCTGGACATCACGATTTTGTTGCCGCCCGGTAGCACCGATCAGGCGATCTACCGCTTTTGCAACTGGACGCAGGTAGGCGGCGCCGACGTTATCTACCAAGGTGACACCTACACCGCCCTCCCACTGCAGGCCAGCGGCTTCGAGCTAAACACCAGCGGCCAGCTGGAGCGACCCAGCCTCACCTTCGCCAACGTCGGCCTCGGCATTACAGCCCTCACCAACACCTACGAAGACCTCGTTGGTGCCAGCGTCAGCCGAATCCGCACCCTTACCACCTACCTCGACGGCCAACCCGCCGCGGACCCCGACGCTTTCTGGGGCCCCGACTCCTGGGTCGTCGAGCAGAAGTCCAGCGAAACCAAACTCGCGGTCACCTTCCAGCTCGCGGTTCCCTTCGATCTCGAGGGACGCAGCCTCCCCGGCCGCCGCCTGCTGCGCGAGCAATGCCAGTGGATCTACCGCAGCGAGATCGGCTGCCACTACTCCGGTAGCAACTACTGGGATGCCAGCGACAACGTCGTAGCCACCCTGGCCCAAGACGCCTGCGGCAAACGCCTCAGCAGCTGCCAACTGCGCTTTGGCGCCACCAGCCGCCTGCCATTTGGTGGCTTCCCCGGCCTCGTCGATTCTCAGGGCTAATGACACTCAGCAGCTACGCCAGCCCACTAAGCCCCGCGCAACAACAGGCAATCCGCGCTTATGCAGAAACGGCATACCCCCAAGAGGCGTGCGGTTTCATCCTCAGCGACGGCAGCGTGGTCCAGTGCGCCAACACCTCCACCCAGCCCGACACCTTCGTCATCAGCGCCGCGGAAACTGCGCAGTACCTTGACGACGCCATCGCCAGCTGGCACAGCCACGCCAACTACGCCCGATTCAGCCCCGCCGACATCCGAGCCTGCAAAACGCTCAACCTGCCTTACGTCGTCTGGGACTGTGGCAGTTCGCAGTGCTTCTGGCTTGACCCACGCCAAGACGCCGGTCTCGTGGGCCGCCCCTGGAACTACGGCGTCTACGACTGCTACGCCGCCGTGCGCGACTGGTTCCATCAACAGCTCGGCATCACCCTCGGTGATTACCCGCGCGACTACGAAGGCGAATGGGCCACCCGCGGCTTTACCCATTTCGAGGACAACTTCGCCGCCGAAGGCTTCACCCGGATCCCACCAACGGAAACACTGCAACGCGGAGACGTGATCCTGTTCCGCATTCGCAACGATGTGACCTGCAACCACGTCGCAGTAATGGAAGACCCGGCCGCGAATATGCTGTACCAACACCTTGTGGACCGCTTCTCTGGCCTCAGTGCCTACAGCGGTTATTTCCGCGAGAATACCTACATGGTGGTACGGAGGAGCGCCTGATGGTCACGATCCGCCTATTGGGTGAAGCAGGCAGGCGCTTCGGCCGACACTTCCAGCTGGCTGTCAAAACCCCCGCCGAAGCCCTTCGCGCCCTCTGCGTTCAGCTGCCTGAGTTGCGCCAGTATATGCTGGAATCAGGCGAGAACGGCATCAACTGGCGCGTCGTCACCGAAGAC